GCCGAGAAGGGGAAACCGATCCGTATCAAATTCCGAAAGACGGTGCGCCGTGGATGACCTCTATCGAATGGAAATCGAAATCCTCAAATTAAAAGCATCAATGGAGCAGGGTATCAAAGCGCTTCGCCTGGCCAATGCACTGTTGTGGTATCTGGCCGGCGAGGACGGCGCACGCGTGCCGGTGCTGGTCCCGCATCTGTGGGCGCCGGATGCCGTGCCGCCGATTAAAGTCGAGGTCGATCATTCGCGCATGAACATCGTGGTGCGCCGTGGCTAAGCCTTCACAGAGCACCCGCTACGGGATGAACAAGGTAATCAAGAAGCTGGTGAAGGCCGCGCCCCGGCCCACACCCCCGGCAGCCATCCAGCCAGAGTTCCGGCCGATGACCCAAGACGTGTGGCGGGTCAAGATTCCGAAAATCAAGAAGCTCGGCCCCCGTGGTCCCAAGCCCGTTCGGGAACCGTCCGTCCGGTTTATCATCTCCTTCTCCGCCAGCGAGAAGGACGCCTTGGCACGCACGGCCCAGGCCTTGTGTCTGACCCAGGCGACGTTGGTCCGGTTGGCGGTCAAACGCTTCCTCCGGATGCCGGAAACCGCCCTGCGGCCCCAGGCCCAGCGATTGTGGGACGAGGGCATTCGGCGCGACATGAAACAAATCTCGGCACGCGCGGCCTACGCGTATGCGTGTGCGTTGTTGCGCGAAGCCGGAGATGGGGAACGCCCCTTGAGTATGAAACACCTGGAACACAAACTGGCAGAAGCGATTGCCACCAACACCTACCGCAAAACTAAACGGACTGTGTTGCAGCCCACCGGCCGCAGACGCGTGCCCGGTAATCCGAAAGGCATCAATGGACGACGTGTTCCCGACGTGGCTGCTGTTGCGGGTGCTGGCGGTGTTGCTGATCGTCCTGTCCGCGATGAACATTCTGACACTGTTGATCATGGGACTCCGGCGGCGCGAGTCGTCCCGGCCCCCGGACCCACCCGACGCATTATGATTATTCCGAGGAAAGGATAGACTATGCCCCTGACGATTGATAAAGAGATGTTGCCCCTGACACGGGAGCGATTGTGCCCCCCGTGCTCGCACTGCGGTAATGCGGACCCGTCGCGCATGACGGTCTGGGCCTCGCGCGATGGCACCAGCTTCAATGGCCGTCCCCGATATGAGTGGGATGGGCGGACGTGGACCTGTTTGGTGTGTCAGCAGTTGTTTCGCTCGCCCCGGTGGTGGAGGTGACTATGACTAAATTAAACCTGTTGTGTGATTATTGCAAGAAACCAATGGAGGACTTCATGCAAGTCTCTATCACACGAGATACTGTGACCGGTCAGGAGTGGGTCCATCATTCGGATTGTGCGCCGCCCGACCGCCCCAGAAAGACCCCCGGGGGACGGCGATGAGAAATGGATGGGGACCGACCGACGTACGGAAGCACACCTGGTGGAAGTCACGCGGCCATCATCTCCGGATCATCGTGCGTGATGAAGACGTAACGGAACGGTGCCGATTCTTCGACGACACCTGCCATCCGCCCGTGGCGGAGTTATTACGACGGACTCCAGAGGGGCATGTCCACATGGATGAAGGCGGCATTGTTGCCGTCCAGGTTGAGCACGAATTTACTATCGTGGATACCGCCCCTTAGTACATACCGCGCGTTTCTATAAGCGCACACGCGCCTATCCGGTGTAATCCGGTGGTTGACAACTGGTTCCGGGGTGCCCCATTGTGAATGGGTCATCACGGGGCCAGGGGATAGCCCGGGTCCACTAACCATGAGGATAGGAGACACTATGAAGCGTTTGCTCGTCGCTGCGGCCGTCACGCTGGCTCTACTGGCCGGCTATGACGCCACCACTCGTCACTTCGATTCGGCATCGCCGGATGCCGCCATCTCCCAGAGCGCGCAGCGCGACCTGTCGCCGTTGCGTCTCTTCGAGACTCCCCTGGACGCCCAGTCCGAATTTCGCGGCTACCGCAAGACGTTCACCACCCAGACCACGACCGGCGCCACCGCCAGTTCCGGACTGATGCGTGGGTATGCCGTGAACCACACGGCGGAACTGATCGTGACGGGCGGTCCCGCGACTTGCACGTACCGATTGCAGGGCACGGGCGACGGCACGACCTGGTTCAACATTTCGGCTGCGGATTTGACCTGCACCTCAACGACGGTCGGATTCGAGGCGAACAAGCCGGTCGCGCAGGTCCGGGGTAACCTATTGACCCTGACGGGCGGCACCACTCCGACGGTCACGCTGAAGTACATCGGTCGATAGGAGGGACGTCATGACTGCCCGCGTGGCCAAAAAGCTCGCCAAGCGAAAGGTGAAGCCCCCACTCCCGGGCACGAAGCCGGGATCCTGTGGTGCGCCTCGGAATTCGCCCGAGCATCGCGGGGAACCCTGTCGTCGTGCTGCCGGCTACCGTACCGGGCACCCGGGACAGGGCCGGTGTTCGTTACATGGGGGTCAGGCCACCGACCGTTTCGTGAGCCACGGCATCTACTCCATGGTGACGCATCATCGCGTCTCCGAAGTGTTGCAGCGACTGTCCGAGCAGGAGATGAACGTCATGGATTTGATTCCCGAGGCAAACGTGCTTCGGGCGTTGACCATCGACTTCATCAATCGCTACGATCAGTTTCAAGACGCACTGATGGCGTGGTATGCCGATCCCGAGTCCAACACGCGTCCGCGCAAGGTCGTGGACCTGGCGGATGCCTCTCACTTGATTGAATCGATTTCTCGCGTCGTCCATCGGATGCACCAGATCCAGAATGAAGGCGCGATTTCACTCGAGACGTTCAAGCGCGTCACCGAGCACATGGGGATCATCGTCGCCAAGTACACGAAAGACCCCGTGGTGCTGCAGAAGATTGAAGACGAATGGATGGACCTGGCCCTGGATGCCAAGTCCGCCCCACCCACCCCTGTTGAATAGCGAGGACATGACATCATGGCGAAAGCAAAGACGAAGGAAGCCGTTACCCAGGCCCGTGCCGCCCGCAGCCACGACGAGCACGAAGCTCGTAAAAAGGCCAACGCGCCGGTCGAAAAGGCGCGCGAGGTCCGCAAGGCTCACATCGACGAAGCGACCAAGGCCGAACGGCAGAAGCAGGTCGATCTCCTGGCCGAGGACGACAAGGCCGACAAGAAGGACAAGGAGAAGGTGACGCTGCACGACGGCAAGCCCGGATCCGGCGCGGGACTCCGCCCGGGGCAGCTGCACGCGCCCAAGTCCAACCCCGGTGCCGCCGCACGCGTGCCGTCGCAGCCGTTGCAGCCCGAGTCGCTGCAGTCGCACGGCCTGGGCATCCTCTACGACAAGGATCTGGACAACCCCCCCTACGACACCGGCGATCCGCTGGAAACCGACGAGGGGCCGAGCGGCTCGAATCCGGGCGTCGTGGACAAGGATGCCGAGCGGAAAAAGGCCGAGAAGGCCTCGCCCCGCTTCAAGCAGAACGATCCCGACAATCCGACCATCGGTGCGGGTGGGCGCAAGGACGCCACCGCCAGCCCGGACCCCATCGGCTCGCGCACGAAAAGCAAGAACAGCGTCGCCGGGGGCAGCAACTCGGGCATCGACGTCTAGTCTCCCTCGGGCTGCGGCCGTTCACCTCCAGCAATGGCGGGTGGACGGCCGAATCGCCGTTGGATTTACAGATAAGGAGCTGACATGCAGATGATAGGCGTCGCATCAGTCAATGGCCACCGTGTGGAGTTGACACTGGACATTCATGAGGATGATGCCCCGTCGTTGGGGCAGGGTCGTGCTGACGAACGGCTTCGTGTGTGGATTCAGGCCGAAGCACAGCGGGCAGCGGAAATCGTCGCCGTCGCGTGTAAGGACCGAGTCGAAGAAGACCGGGCACGCACCGAACGCAAGAGGAATCCCCCCAAGGGCAAACGTGGACCGGACCAGATCGCGTTCGCCGGATCGAAAGAACCGGCCGTGGTCGTGCCGAAAGCGAAGGAGCAGTAGTTCATGGCCAACCTCATGTACAACATTGGCAAGGTCCGGCTCCTGGGCGGAGCGACCTCGGCCATCAACTACGCATCGGACACCATCAAGGCGATGGCCGTGGGCTCGGGCTATTCGCCCAACGCCGATGACCAGTTCATTGACGCGGGTGGTGCGAACGATCCCGTCGATCACCGGACAGCGGCGACGACAGACCAGACGCTGGCCAACAAAGTCATTGGCGTCGATACGACGGGCGACTTCGCCTACATCGACGCGGACGATGTGGTCTACACCTCGGTGACGGCGGGACCGGCCATCGAGGGCATCGTCATCTACAAGGATACGGGCACGCCGACGACCTGTCCGATGATCTGCTACTTGGACATTTCGGTGACGCCGAACGGCGGCAACATCACCATCCAGTTCGCAGCCCCCGCCAGCGGCGGGATTGCGAAGATGACGTAACTCGGTTCAATAAGGAGCGAACGATGCAAACGCGACTGTTGTTGGGCATGCTGATCCTGTGCGGGATGGCTGCCTGTGCCCGTAACCCCAAGCCAACCCCGACACCCACGCCGGTGCAGTCAGCATCGATTGAAATAGAAGCCGAGGCCCTCCCTCGGCTTCCTTACGTCCCCGCCCCGACCCAGACGCCCCGTCGAGCCACGGCCCCGCTGACCGCTGGAGAGACGGCCCGGGCCAATGATTCGATCATTTGGGACTATGCCCCTGGGGAGCTTGCTCTTTTTGGTGTCGTGCGGTTCGAGGTGTGTGTCGAGGATCCTGGGTCGCTCTCCTGTTTACAGGTGACTCCGGATGCGTCGCGGACAGCGCTTCAACCAGATACGACGCCAGGAATGGAGTCGTTTGCCATGAAACTGCCGGCGTTGACAGTCGGGGCACACGTCATGTCCGTGAAAGCATGCGCTTTAAGTGAATGCTCGGATGTGACCACGACTTCGTTTAACTTCTTGGTCAAACCAAAACCCCCCTCTAAAGTCCGTATCGGGCGGTAAAGGTCAACATGTCCATGACCTGAAATGGGCTCACAAGCTTTCACATCGTCGGGCACCTGGCAAGCGCCGACTGGTGTCACTGCTGTCACGGCCGAATGTGTGGGCGGTGGTGGCGCTGGCGGCGCAGCTACGGGGAACCCTGCCCGGGGTGGCGGGGGAGCAGGAGGTCAATACTCCAAGAAAGCCGCCATCGCGGTTACGCCTGGTAACAATTACACAGTCACAATTGGCGCAGGTGGCACTTCGACGGCTGGTGCCGTCGGGCCAGGTGGGGACAGTTGGTTCTCGACATCTGGTACAGTCATTGCCAAAGGGGGTGCGGGTGGAGCACTGTCCACAGGCACGTCCTCAGCAGGTGGGGCCGGAAGTACCACTGGCGGGATCGGTGATACCGTCCGTGCTGGCGGGTCAGGAGCCGCAGGGACCGCAGGTGGCATTTCAGGAGGTGGCGGCGGCGGGGCGTCCGCGACCACAGGAGGCAGTAACGGTTCCACAGGGACGGGCGGTGCTGCCGGGACCGGCGCGTTTGCGGATGGTCTAACCTATGCGGGGGCAGGAGCCAACGGCGTCAACACCAATAACGCTGGCACTGCCGGCAATGTTCGAGGGGGCGGAGGGTCAGGTGGGGCCACGGCCCAGGCAGCAGATCGACTCGGCGGCGGCGGTGGCGCGGGTATTGTTGTTCTGACGTGGACGGATCCGCCGCAAACCGCGACCCCTACGGCGGCAACGGCTGTGTGGTCCGTGGGTACGCCCACAACACTTGTCAGTTCCTCCAATGTCACTCACCTTCATCTGCGCATGACGCGCCGTCGCACACCGTATAAGAGGAGACGTTTGTAATGGCTAATATTGGAGTCACGGTCACGACCGAAGGCGAGATCGCTTTGGGTGCGGGTACTGCCAAGACAATTCTGCAGATTATCGCTCCCGCAAATCAACGATTGAACTTTGACGGGTTCGCCGTCTCATTCGATGGTGTATTGGGCACGGCCGAGCCGGTCAATGTCGAAATCTTGCGCCAGACAACTGCCGGCACGATGACCTCTGCAACGGTCGTACGGCGGGGCGCTGGTTCCGAGACGATTCAAACCACAGCACAAAAGACCGCGTCCGCCGAGCCGACTGCCGGAGATGTGTTGCGCCGGTACAACATTCATCCCCAGACAGGGGCAGAATTCAAGTTCGACCCCAAGGAAATCGAGATTCCTGGTGGTACGCGTCTGGCCATTCGTTGCACGGCCCCTGCTGCTGTCAATGTCACGGCGTTCATGGACGCCACGGAGTAGATCATGCCCAATACGAATCCGCAAGCGATCAGAGTTGCTAACGAGAAAATTCGCGTCGCGGCCGACAAGTTCGGCCAATTGTTCAATTTCATGAAAGCGTTGCAAGCTGAAGCCCAAGCCGAAGGATGGGTGGCGCTCTTCCCCAACGATGCGGAGCCTGTCGTCGATGGTGCGGTTACGGACGGGCGCACCGTCATCACGAACGCTGACGTTGCTGCGTTCATTACGCTGGCCGGTGCCTATATCACGTTCATGGAGCAGAGCGCGAACGCGAATCGCAACCTTGCACTGAAAATCGCTGTTAACCCCGAGCGGTTCTAAGCCGTGGCGACCTATTACGTCGATGGTGCGCTCGGGAACGACAGCAACGCGGGCACCTCGCCAGGCGGTGGCAACGCGTGGGCGACCCTCAGCAAGGTGGTGACGACGCTGGTGGACGGGGACATCGCCTACGTCAAGGCATCGGCGGTCTACTCCATCAGCGCGGCACTGGCCCCGACCCAAGGCACGTGGGCAGGCCCCAAGCGCATCATCGGCTACACCTCCACCATTACCGATCTTGGTCGCCCTACGATTCAAGCCACCGCCGGATCGTTCTCGATGTTTTCGTCTGGAGCTTACGGCGGCTGGTGTTTCGAGAATTTTATTATCGACGGGAACAACCAGACCTCGATTCGTGGGCTGGAGTTCGTCAACTACGGCAACGTCGCTCGTAATTGCAAGGTGATGAACTGCACGAATTACGGCATCTACGCGCACACCGAGGCACACTCCATCATCGGCTGCGAAGTCACCGGGTGTTCGGGTCAGCCTGCTGTGCTTGCCCTCTACGGCTGCCCGATTTACGGCTGCTACATCCACGGCAACTCGGCTGGCGGCGCCATCCTCGGTTACTTGGCGGGCATCATCCGTTCGATTATCCAAGACAACACCGGCATCGGCGTTGAAGTCGCCAACACAGGAGGGCTTGTCATCGGCTGCTCGATCTACGACAATTCGAGTGACGGGATCAAGATGACCAACTTCTGGTTGATGGGGGCAATCCTCAACAACATCATCGTTAGTAACGGAGGTTATGGGCTCAATGCTCCTGGTTTGGCGGTAGGCGTGTCCGACCCTCGCGTGGACTATAACGCGTTTTTCAACAACTCTTCGGGAGAGCGGAACATCGTCCTCGCAGGGCCGCACGACATATCGCTGAGCGGCATTCCGTTCACGAACGCCGGAGCGGGAGACTTCACCCTTAACAACACCCTCGGCGCTGGAGCCGCATGTCGAGGCGCAGGCTTCCCCGGTATGATCTAAGATGATCGGCTACCTGGACATCGGCGCACTGCAACACCGGAACGGGCCACAGAGCGCCAACACCGGCTACCTGGACATCGGGGCGCTGCAGCATCGCTCGCGCCTCCGCATCGTCTCCCGCGTACAAGGTGGAGCCTCGGCCTCCGCCACCTCCGTGGACTCGCCCGTGCAAGCGCATAGTGCAGGCGGACTGCTGGTCGTGCTGCTGACCTGGTCCGATAGCGCTCCAACCATCAGTACCGTCACTGACCTGGCCGGAAACGCCTACGAACAAGCCGGGACGACCGTTACGCAAGAGGGCAACAAATATGCGATCTATTTCAAGGCCAACTGTCTCGGTCATGCCGCCAACGTCGTCACCGTGGCGTGGTCGGGGAGCGTGGCCTACCGGAGCATCGTCGTACTCGAGATAGCCGGAGACTTCAGCAACACCGGAAGCGCTCTCACTGACACAGCAACCGGCACCGCGATTGGCGGCACCTCCATCGCCTCCGGCACGCTGACGCTGGCGGACGACGAGGAAATTATCGTCGCCATCATGGTCGCCAGTCCGACGATCACTGGGGCTGGTGGGTTCTCCCTGACCAACTTCGCCGTCACGGGCGACGCGTCGAAGTATTTCGCGGACGAATACCAGATCGTTACGGTGGACATGGCGGCACAGGCAACCATCTCGCTGTCGGCCGCGTGGGGCATTCTCGCCGCGTCGTTCCGTGAGCCCGGAGCGGCACCGTTTTTTGGCGCGGTTATGGCGCGTTGGAGGGCTTGGCGATGAAGCTGTGGGGACCGCCAGTCTTTCTTCCAGGAACAGGGGATCAGACCAGTTCCGCAACAGCGGTGACGGCTACCTGGGCTCCTACAACGCCTACCGTTGTACCCGGAGCGGTGTCGGTTACGGCCACAGCCGTCAGTGCGGCATGGTCCGTTATCGCACCGACTGCGGTTCCTGGAGCTGTCTCAGCTCCAGCTACGGCTGCATCTGGTGTATGGGCGGTTGTTACACCAACTATTCTGACGGGCGGTACCGCTCCAGCTACGGCTGCGTTCAGTGTATGGACCCCGATTACGCCGACAGTGGTTCCGGGGGCGACGATAAGTGTCGCTACCGCTGCTACGGTTGCGTGGTCTCCGGTCACGCCGACGATCATTACAACACATACCGTGGTAGCGACCGCTGCAGCGGTTGTGTGGAGTTCGGTCACGCCGACTATTGTGCCCGGGGCCACGTCGATTCTTGCCGCTTCAGCCACGGCAACGTGGACGGGGGGTATTCCGACGGTTGTACCGGGTTCCACGGTTGCCGTTCTAAGCGCCTTAGTTGCGATATGGGCCGTTCTTACCCCCGTGGTGGTGCCCGGGGCCGTTTCGACGGCCGCAAATGCCGCCACGGGCACGTGGAGTGCCTCGACACCAACGATCTCGACCGTTGTTTCTGTTAGTGCGACGGCGGCGACAGCCGTTTGGTCTCCAGTTACGCCTTCGGTCAGTTCCGCAGGCAGCACCAACCCTGCAGCAGCATTGGTGACGTGGACACCCGTCACACCCACGGTAGTTCCTGGCGGGGCCATAACTGCTGCCACGGCCTCGACAGCGGCGTGGTCCGTGATGACACCCACAGTAATAGCCGTTATTACGATAGCAGCAACAGCGGTATCCGTTGCCTGGGCCATTTCGACCCCGACGGTTATTCCAGGTGTGGCATCGCGCACAGCCGTAGCTACCACGGCGGTGTGGTCTGTGGTGGCGCCTACTGTTTCGGCCACGATCACGATTGTCGCTACGTCCGTTATAGCGACATGGACGCCGACAACGCCAACGGCCATTCCTGGTACGGTGGCAGTTTCGGCTACGGCTGCAACCGCTGCCTGGGTTCCGGTGACGCCAACAGTAACGGGCGGGGCCGCAGTACAGCCTGGAGCAGCAACTGCCTTATGGCAAGTCATTGCCCCGATTGTCACGTCTACGGTAACGCATGTAGCAACGGCTTCGACGGCGACGTGGGCGGCGGTGACGCCGACAGTTTTGACGGTGACGGTGGTGTTGGGCACTCCGGCACTGGGATTCTGGTCAGTTCAGACGCCTGTCATTGTCACGGGACCAATCAGTATCGATACGACTCCGGCTCTGGCGGTGTGGACGGTTGGCGCGACGTCTACGCTGGTTGGGGAGTTGATTCTGGACCCGGGACGGTCCTTGCGCGTGTTGTTGGAAACGCGAGTGCTGTCGGTGCGAAAGGAAATCAGGGTTTTGAAAGTTAAATCGGACATTCGTTCGTTGGAGGTGGACTGAATCATGCCCATTAAGGTATACGGGGCCGTGGACCCCAAAGATCCGACCGTTAAGAAAGATTACGGGTTTGATTGGACATCTTGGTTGGAAGGCGACACGATCAGTGATAGTGATTGGGAAATCAGTGTGGGGACCGTCATCCTCTCGAATCCATCGAATGACACTACGCACACCAAGGTGTGGGTGGAAGGCGGCGTCAACAAAGAACGCGCCATCCTGACCAATCGCATCACGACTGCCGGAGGCCGCACGGACGAGCGGTCGTTGTTGATTCCGATTTTGGATATGTAGAGATGGCAGTGACCCGTCGTACCGTCGTGCTCACCGAATGTGGCGTCACCTCCACCGTGATGTCTGTCGGCACCTGTGGTAAGACTTCCCCCAGTGCGCTCCTGGCGGCGGGGTCGGTCCTAGGTTGGGGCGCGATAGACGCGGGTCACTGCCTCCACCGAGCGCACCTAGGGGAGTAGGGACATGCATATTGTTGGCGCACAAAAGAAACAAGCCGGGTTCGTTCGGAAGGATGGCCATTCCTTGGAAGTGGGCGTGGTCGTCGCGTACGTGTTGCCGGGGATCCCGTTTCAGATCCTGGCCCACCGATTCGGTATACAGGTTGAAGGGAAATTCCCACTGGTCGATGGCCAGGGGATTCAATTCCTGTGCGATATTCTGGCTCGAGCGGTACGGCACCACGATCATTTGAAAGAATTTGCCGTGGGGGAAAAACAGACCACCATTCCCGAGATACTGCTCGAGGCTGAAGAAGCACAGTCGGAGGCTCCTCCGGATAAACCGGACACGGTGCAGTAGATGCGGACATTAGGCCACATCTTAAAAGCCGGAGTCATCCGGCCCCCGCGCCCGGGGACATTGGATATGTCCTCGGCCCGGGCGGGAATTCGTGCGGCCAGCCCGACGTCGGTCAAAAATCAGCGGATTGCTCGGTGTGAGCATGATTCGGAAGAATTCGCTCGCACCTATCTGAGCCGGCATTTTGACAAACCCTTCTGCGAATTGCATCGCTATGTGTTCGGGCGTATCGACGCCGTGTCCCCACCCGAGGGGAAACGCGACGCCCTGATCGCCCCACGTAAGTTTGGCAAGACCACACAAATCAATCTGGCGCTTCCGCTCCAGGCATTGGCCTACCAGCGAAAGCGATTCGTGTTGTTGATTGGGGAGTCATCGGGTGCCGCTGAAGGCAACCTGGCGACCATCGTGCAGGAACTGGAGACCAACGACTTATTGTTGGAAGATTTCCCGCACTTGAAACCGGCTGTCGATCCCAAAGGCCAGATGGTCAAGTGGACCGACCGCCAGATCGTGTTGAAGAATCACGCGACCGTCATGGCCAAGGGTTTGGGTAGCCGGATGCGCGGCGTGAAGTATCGGCATTCCCGTCCGGACCTGGCGATTATCGACGATCCGGAATCGCCCGAAACCGCCGATACGTTCTTGAAACGGCGTCGGCACAAGCGGTGGTTCGGCGGCACGTTCCTGGGGTTGGGGGCGACAGGGTGGGACATTTTCGTGATCGGTAACTTACCACATCATGATGCGTTGATCGCGGGACTGGTCAATTCGAAAGAATGGATTGGCAAGATGTTCCGGGCCATCAACATCCCGAAACGTCAGGACGACCGCTATCCCATCGGCAATACCAAGACAGATGGCACCCCATTGTGGCCCGAGGGATGGCCGATTGAAGCATTAGAGGCGTATAAACGTCAACCAGAAGTTGGTGGGCTTGGGTTTGCGCGGGAAATGATGAATGACCCGCGCGAGGAAGAAGACAAGCCGTTCAACCCGTTGACGTTTACCACGTTTGAGTACACACCCGAGCATCGGAAGTTGTTCGTGACGACGGCCTCGGCCGTGGATCCGGCGGGGGGCACGAACCCGGGCGAATATAAGAAAGGGATCCGCGACTGGTGCGTCATCGTGTCAGCGGGACGCACCCGCGATGGCTTCATCGATATCTTCGACGTCGAGATGACCAAATTGCCTCCAGATAATCAAATCGAATTGTTGCTGGATGTGTATTCCCGTCATCGGACCCGGAAGATCGGGGTCGAAGAAGTCATGTTCAAGAATCTGTACAAGCCGAGTATTACCAAGGCCGCACGGCGGCGGTTGCTGTATCCGACGGTCGTAGTGTTAAAATCGCCCAAGGTGAACAAGCAGACGCGTATCCTGGGCATGCAACCGCTGATCATGGACGAGCCCCGAGTGGTACGATTCGCCAAGCACCTATTCGAGAAGGTGCCGTTGTATTTCGCACAGTTTGATGAGTTCCCGATGACGTTCGACGATGGCCCGGATGCCACGGAGATGTTAGTTCGGATGTTGGAAAAGGGTGGCACCAAATCCTTCCCGCAAGGTGTGGGTGGGACAAGTTACTGGAAGAGGTCCGCATGAAGGCACGTATCGCACGCGCCCGTCCGTTGGGGTATGCCAACTTTGGCGAAATCGGCCGAAGCGGTCTGAACCTGTGGGGCGGGGAGATTCGAGAGGAATTCCTTCGGGAACTCAAAGGTAAGGAATGGCGGAAAATCATCAAGGAGATGAAGGACAACGACCCGATTATCGGGTCGATGCTGTTCGCCGTCTCGATGTTGATTCGCCAAGCCAAGCCGACGATGAAACCGGCCATAGAGCCGAAGACCACGACGGTTACGACGAAGAAGGGGAAGCGATTCCGGTTGATCAAAGCCACCCCGGATTCGACGGCCGCGAAAGAGTCAGCGGACTTCGTACAGTCATGTTTCGATGATATGTCTGAGACGTGGGCCGATACGGTGACGGAAATCCTGACCATGTTGCCTTACGGGTGGGCCTGGCTGGAGACGGTCTACAAACGCCGTGGGGGGCCGTCCCGTGATCCGTCGCAGAATTCGCGGTTCACGGATGGGAAGATTGGCTGGCGGAAATTGCCGCTGCGGTCGCAGGACAGCTTGAAAAAGTGGGTCATTGACGACACCGGCGGCATTCAGGCCATGATCCAGCAGGTGAAAACGGACCAGGGTGGAAGCGAGGAAATCACCATCCCGATTCAGAAATCGTTGTTGTTCCGGACCGAGCATCACAAGAACAATCCCGAAGGGAAATCCACCCTTCGGAATTCGTACCGCCCCTATCATTTCAAGAAGCGCATCGAGGAAATCGAAGGCATCGGCATTGAACGTGATCTGGCCGGGTTGCCGGTCATGATCGCGCCCGAGGGCATGGATCTGTGGAATACGAACGATGCGCTGGCCACGCAAGCCCGATCCGAAGCCGAGACAATTGTCCGGTCCATCCGCCGTGACGAACAGGAAGGCGTGTTGTTGCCGTTCGGGTGGGAACTGACATTGCTGGCGTCGTCGGGCAAACGTAACTTCGACACGACGGAAGTCATCGGCCGCTACAACAACTCGATTGCGATGACGATGTTGGCCGACTTCATCATCCTGGGTCACAACAATCGATACGGTTCGTTCGCGCTCTCCTCCAGCAAAACGCACATGTTTGCGGTGGCGCTGGGCGGGTGGTTGGAGTCCATCGCGTCGGTCTTCAACCGCTATGCCATTCCCCGGCTGTTGGAATTGAATGGCATGGATACCGAGCACCCGCCGATCATGGTGTTCGAGGATATCGAACTGCCGGACCTGGCGGAACTGGGCACTTACATGTTGAACCTGTCGAAGGCCGGGTTCCAGATGTTCCCGAATATTCCGTTGGAGAAACGGTTGATGCAAGCGGCCAGCATGCCGATTGAAGACATGGAGTTCGGACGTGAGCCGAAGCCCGTCGATGGAACCGAAGAACCAAAACCCAGGAGCGCATCTGATGTCACCCCCAAACCATCGGCTGGTCGTCCCAAGCCCACGGCCACAAAGAAGAACCGCGAAGATCGTAGCCGCTATCGTGGCCGAGCTCGAGTCTCGGAGGAACAGTCTTGATGGTGATGACGACATGCGTTCTATCACTGTTACAGTCAAGATGATCCAGGGCACGGACGCGCCCCGGGCGGTCATCGTCAACGTGGAAAGTGAAAAAACCCTAAGCAATTCCGCATAGGGTTGACACCTTTCCCCCGGGGGCGTATTTTAGATTACGTGCAAGACGGGCCGGAACACCGGCCCAACAATTAAAAAGTTCGACCGTCAGAAGTGTGGAGGCGGCAGTCGGGTGAGATTCCCGGCTGCCGTCTTTTTTATTGTGCGGATGAAAGGAGAGACAACATGGCAAAGAGTCCGAGTCGTCCCGGTGCAAGTCCGAAGCCGCCGTCCGGTCCGGGAGGTGGAGGTCGTCCTGGCGGCGGTCGTCCGCCGTCGCGCCCGACGCCCACGCCCAGCAGGTAGTCATGTCCGCAGCCATTCGCATTCGGCAGGACGGCGACGATCTGCTGATTACGTTCGAGCGGACACGGCGCACCAAGATCGCCAAGTTGGACAGTGATCGCCAGATGGTGTTCGGCTGGGCGAATGTCTGCGTCCGGTGCTCGGGCGAGACGGTCGTGGATTCTCACGATGATACGATTGCTTCCGAGGATCTGGAATCCGCAGCCTACGAATTCAATCTGTCTTTCCGGGAAACCGGGGAGGAGCACGAGGGCGACGCCAAGGGTCGTTTGATTGAATCGTTTTTCGTCACCCCAGAAAAGCTCGAGAAGATGGGCTTGAAGAAGACCGCCCTCCCCCGTGGCTGGTGGGTCGGGTTCAAGATCGATGATCCCAAGGCGTGGCAACGCGTCAAGAAGGGTGATTTGCGGATGTTCTCCATTCAGGGAGTCGCACGCCGGGAGGTCGTGTCCTAATGCCACTCCATCGACTGTCGGGATTGAAACTCAATCGTGTGGACCTGGTACCCGACGGGTCCAATCCGGACGCACATATCGTGCTGTTCAAGGCCAAGAAGGAGGCCAACGTGCCCGCACCGAAGAAGAAGGTCGCCAAGAAGACCCCCAAAGCCGACTCGCGCAAGAAGTCACAGCAGCGTGGGGAAGACGAGGAAGACGACGAAGAGGAAGACATCGCCCTCTCGCGGGAGGATGATGACGACGAGGAAGACGAGGACGAGGTCGCAAAGGCCGACGACGACGAGGATGACGACGCCGACGAGGGCGACGAAGACGAGGAAGAGGAAGAGGAAACCCCTCGGAAGAAGTCGGCCAAGAAGACCAAACCCGCCAAGAAGGTGAAGAAGGCGGCGGCGTCGGACGACGACACCGAAGAAGACGAGGATGAGTCCGGCGACGAAGACGTCGTGGACGCGCAGGTGATGAAGTCGTTGCCCAAGGCGGCGCAGACCCTGCTGGCCAAGATGGCCACGTCCCTGTCCGACATGCGGAAGACGGCGCGTCGGGCCGAACAGACGGCACTGATCGAGAAGCAGAAGCGGGAATCGCTCGAGTTCATCGAGAAGGCCAAGAAGGACATTCCATCCCTGGCCGGCACGAACGAGGAAAAGGGTGCGCTGATCCAGGCGCTCTACTCGGACGAGCCGGTGGCCAAGAAGACCGCCGACGCCATCGTCAAGTTGCTGAAGAGCGGCGACGCGGCGATTCGGTCGATGATGTCCGAGACGGGCCGTCGCACGGCACGCACCGACGATGAAAGCTCGGCCGTCGATCTCCTCCGCGAGAAGCGGGACGAGATCATGAAGGCGGACACCAAGCTCACGAAGGAGCAGGCGTTCGAGAAGGCCTGTCAGCAGAACGCGGATCTGTTCAACCAGTACAAGGTTGAGAAGCGCCGCCGGTCGGTTGACCGGGATTCCCACTAACCGTCAGTTCAGGAGGAAGAGACAGACATGGCATACGAAATTCCTGGGCAACTGGTATCCTTCCAGGCGGCGGCGGATCTGAGCGGTCATCAGTTCCGTGCCATCAAGTTGGACGCCAATGGCCAGATCGCAGTGATCACGGCCGTCACGGATCGGCCGCATGGCATTCTCCAGGACAAGCCGGCAGCGGCGGGTCGTGCGGGGGGTGTGATGCTGGACGGTATCAGCAAGATGGTCGGCGGGGCCAACCTGGCCAAGGGCGACCTCGTGGGCGTGGACAACCAGGGCCGTGCCGTCGCGGTGGTGCCCGGGACCGACACGACCAAGTACATCATCGGCACATGCCTCGAGGACAACTCGGTGGCGGGTGGCCTGATCACGGTTCAGTTCGACTGCAAGAACCCGAGCCGCGCAAGCTAGTCGCCATGTTGCAGCCGTTCACGATCTCCTGGCTGATGACACTCCTTCGATTGTTGAAGGGGATGATCACAGCTACGGAGACGTGGCTACGGCAGCAGCAATCACCACCCATCAACAAACCTACTTCGGAGGAATAGACAGATGCCCCAGCCCACATCACAGGATGTGCATGTTGACGAGGTTCTGACGGATCTCGCCATCAGCTACATGCAGTCCCAGGATGTCTTCATTGCGACGAAAGTGTTCCCGATCATCACGGTCGGGAAGCAGTCCAATAAGTACATCGTATGGGACAAGAATGACTGGTTCCGTGACGAGGCGCAGAAGCGCGCCGACGCGACGGAATCGGCCGGCAGCGGCTACCGGCTGTCGCAGGACAGCTACTTCGCCGATGTCTGGGCGTTCCACAAGGACGTCGGTTCCCAGGCGCGAGCGAACGCGGACGCCGGAATCAACCTGGACAGCGGAGCCGTGCGGTTCGTGGCGCGGAAGATCCTGCTTCGGCAGGAAATTCAGTGGGTCACGGATTTCTTCACGACCGGCGTCTGGGCGGTCGATTACTCGGTGCCCGTGCAGTGGAACGACGTGACCTCGGATCCCATCGAGGATTTCGAGTCGCAGGTCGAGATCATGGTCACGACCACCGGCTTCCGCCCCAACACGGCGGTCTTCGGCTACCGGGCCTTCCGGCGTCTGAAGAATCACCCGGACGTGCTGGCTCGCCTGTCGTACAACGGCGGCACGGCGATTCCGGCGCAGGTCACTCCGGCGATGATCGCCGCGATCCTGGGCCTGGAACGCGTGTTCGTCTCCCAGGCAATCAAGGCGACGAACGTCGAGGGCGAGACGTCGGCCTACTCGTTCACCCACGGCAATCACGTCTGGATGGGATACGTAAATCCCTCGCCGTCACGTGAGGAACCGTCGGCGGGGTACATCTTCGCGTGGGACTACGCGGGATACAGCTCGACGGTGAGCGTGGATTCGTTCGAGATCCGCAAGACCAAGTCCACCCGTTACGAGGGTGAGGCTGCCTGGGATGGCAAGGTCACGGCGGCGGATCTGGGCGTGTTCATGCCCAACGTGGTCGCCTAACGCATCGTAACCTGAAGAGGTGAGCGCTATGATGTGTGTGGTAATCAAACCGTTCTTCGGGGCCGGAGTGGACTACATCTCGAATCAACTCGTCGATGGCGCGTTGTTCGGGCGGAAGGAGCAGGTGCTGATCACAACTCGGCACCTGCGTCCTGCGACGCCCGACGAGATTGAGAACGCTCGGGAAATCGAAGAAGAGGACGACGACGTACCCCCCGCGCCCAAGCCGAAGAAAAAACTTCGGTTGAAGGCGCGAAAATCCTCGAGGTGAATAGATGGCTTGGACGTATGACGCCAATGCGTTAGACGAGCCGCTCAATGCGGTTCGGATGCTCGTGGGAGACACCAACACCAACGAGCAATTGCTGCAGGATGAGGAGATTGAGGCGTTCATCGATATCACCGACTCCAACGTCGCAGCCGCGGCCGCAGCCGCACGAGCGTTGTCCGCCAAGTATGCCCGCAGCGTCGATAAATGGGTCGGGGATCTCAAGATCCTCGCCAGCCAGAAACAACGCCAATTCTTACGTTTGTATGAACAGTTGACGCTCCAAGCGTCTTCACATGGCGTTCCATCGGCTGGCGGGATTCGTGTCTCCCAGAAAGAGGAACACGCCGCGAATACGGATCTTGTGTCTCCGGCCTTTCGTATCGGCATGCACGATCATCTGACGACCGAGGAATAAATGGCGTTCGAGCTTGAATTCCTTGAATTGATGCCGCACATCGTGACGGTCATCCCTTACACAGGGGAGGATTTCTTCGGAGATCCCGTTTACGATGTGGACAACCCACGCCGCTATCGTGCGCGGATTGTGGGCAAGGGGCTTGCGCTTCGAACCAAACTGTCTGATCAGGAGACCGTGATTTACGACCTTTACATCGGTCCACGACTCGACGACGATGACCAGATTATCCAAGATTCGAGTGGAGACATCTTCCGCATCGAAGACAAAATCGTGTTGCCGCCTGACGAGGTCTACACGGACCAAACGCCGCTCATTTTCGCGATTGGGCGCTTCCCCGACGATACGGGGCATCACCACACGAAAATCCAGTGTGGGTGGATGTATCACCGACAGGGACAGTAATGAGAGTCACACTGATCTTGGAAGGCTCGCCGGCACTGCTGGGCAATATCCAGCGGTTGCGGTCGGTGCTGACCAGACAAGCAGACCGCTCCGCGTGGAACCAGGCCCAACACCTGTTCTCGCGGACCCGGGCTGTGGTGCCGTACATGGACGGTGACTTGTACGATGCGGCGTATATCGCCAACATCTCCCCAGATGACAAGCGTCGTGTGTGGGTGGTGGGCTACGACACGGTAGCGGTCGATTACGCCATGACTGTCCACGAGACTCCGGGACGTATGCATCCGACGCGTGGTCCGAGCCGGGAACCGAAGCAGGATCATTTCCTGTCAGAGCCCCGGGACGCAATGGAGAAGACGTTCCCGAAAACCGTAGCCGAAGAAATGGAAAATGTCCTGAGAGGCATTCGATTCTAGGAAGGACGGTATGAGTCTACTTGTAGATATTCAGGGGTTACTGGTGGCGGGACGTGTTCACCCGACGCTGGGCGTGTTGCCAGGAGTGACGGCCACCATTCAGGGCGGCACGATGAACAATACCCCTGACCGTCTGGTTGGGCTGTATGACGCGACGGGATTCGAGCCGGAGCGTGTCATGGGCCGGATTGCGGCGGAGAAAATCAATCTACAAGTGTTGGCCCGGGATGTAAAGTATTCGGACGCCGAAACATTGGCGCAACAGTGCTTCAACATTCTGGACCAGTTCGTAGGGACGTTGATGCCGACTGGAAAGCAATACAAAGCGATTCTGGCTCGAACGTCGCCGTTCTCCATCGGAAAGGACGAAAACAACCGCACGACGTTCAGTTGTAATTACGTCGTGACGAAGGAACGCTAATGACCGATACCGAAATCTTCTTAACGTCGTTGCGAGCATTCCAGCATCAATGTCTGGCGCTGGCGCAGACAATCGAGGTCATCCTCGAGGCCGCTGGTCGTCCCGCATCGACGGCATCAGAAGAGTCGGACGTGTGTAAGCACCCGATGGCGCTTCGCATTCCGACGCCCGTCATGGGTCACAAGCATCGGTTTCACTGTAAGGGTTGCGATCAGGATTTGGAGGGATAGCACATGACGAAAAAGGCAACCGGCGCGCAGAAGCTGTACCGCAATGCGGGAGCCAGCGAGCTGGTCTTCGAAGGACAGGTGATGGAGCCGGGATCGGAATTCCGGGCCACCCTGACTCCGGAGCACGAACAGCAGCTGTTGGGGGGTGGGCACATCGAGATTCTCGAGGATCAGTCCAAGGCCGCAGACAAGGCCCAGGCCGATGCCGCCGAATCGGGAACGGATGCGCCCGTCGCGGCCACGGAAGAGTCTGGGCGGAAGCGCCGCTCGTAAGGGAGGTTACGCATGCCGGGGACAATCCTAACCGACTGCAAAATCTACCTGGGTGGATACAACCTTTCGGGGTTCCACAACAGCATGGCTTTGGAGTACGGTGCGGAGATGCTGGACGATACAGTGTTCGGCAACGCCGGGACGCGTTCTAACAAGCCGGGAATGAAGACGTTCTCCTTTACCGGAGGGGGTTTTTGGGACTCGACTATGGACGCGCCCCTTTTTGCGCGGATCGGCGCAGTTCGGGAAGTCATGTCGTTCGCAGAGGACGGTGATACGGTCGGGGACCGCGCCTATACTGTGCGAGCGGTCAACGGCAAATACAACCCCTTGAGTGGGGAAGTAGGAGCATTGCTCCCATTCGAGATGGACGCCATGTCTGCCAATTCCCCGCTGGTGCGGGGGGTGGTGCTGGCGACCGGCTCGAAGGCAACCACCGGCAACGGCGCCAGCGTCAACGTGGGGCTGGTCGGGGCAGGGCAGCGTGCGTACAGCGCCCTGCACGTAACGGCCATTGCCGCGACCAGCATCATTGTGACAGTCGAGTCCGATGATGCGACGGGCTTCCCATCACCGACAACTCGGATGACGCATACGACGTTCCTGGGGGCCGGGGCCGTCGGAGCCGATTGGCAGGAGCTGGCCGGCCCGATTGCGTCTGACAACTGGTGGCGGTCGAAGTGGACGATTGTCGGCGGTCCGTTCACCATCTTCCACGTATTCGGTATTCTGTAGAGAGAGGGGGTTTCGAGAGATGGCAACGCTCATTTACACGGACGCGTATTTCTTGGTCAACGCCGTCAACCTGTCCGGGTGGACGCGTTCGTTGACCCTGAACTACGAGGCCGAAATGCTCGACGACACGGTAATGGGGACGACGGGCACGCGCTCGAATCGTCCGGGCCTGAAAAACTGGTCCATCGATGCGGAGCTGCTTCAGGATTTTGTCGCCGGTGGCCCCGATGCCACGCTGTTTCCGTTGGTGGGGGCCACCCCCTTCGCCATCGAGATGCGGCCGACATCGGCAGCGGCCAGCGTCAGCAATCCGAAGTACACCGGCAATGCGGTCTTGGAGACGTATCCGCCGCTGTCCGGAGAAGTTGGTGCCATCGGCACCATCTCGGCGACGTTCCGCTCGGGAGGCGGGTCGGCGCTCGTGCGCGGCACGGCGTAATTCGTTCCCAGAGAGTGGGGCCGGAATTACCCGGCCTCACTCATTTCACTGCTGTGTGAACGCCCGTCTGAAACACGACGCCACTTCACATATGCTCGCGACGGTTAGGAGACTTATCATGTCCGTCTCACGTGTTCCGATGAAAGCCAAAAAGCCTGCTCGTATCACCACGTCATTCCAAGAATTTGCCCCGTACGAAAACGGGCGTGTCCGAAATCTGAAGTTCGATGTCAACGCCCTGGCGGACTTCGAACAGGAGACCGGCATGGGGTTCGCCACGTTGATGAAGCAGCGAGCCGTGTTCGCATCCGCCCGGGCGATGCTGTGGGCGGGATTGAAGCACGAAGACCGCTCGTTGCAGGTCAGCGATGTGGGCGACCTGTTGTCCGACTATCTCCGCGATGAAGACGTCCCCAAAGCCACGCATACCATCGACACGATCTTGATGGTCGCGGTGGCCGCTGCCGTTGAACAGGGCGCACTGGGCCGATACGACATGGCCGACGCCGAAGTCGAAGCGACGGCGGATGCCGCTCCTGGAGGGGCGGACCCAAACGCGCCCGTGCCCGTCGAGGGCGACGTGATCTAGACCCGGATGATCCGGGCGATGGACGCAAGGGGTTGTGGTGGACCTCATGGATTCTGAAAGCCGAACCGTTCGCGTACGACCAACTCGAACTGACTCCGGCGGAATTCTGGTCCATGACCCCGCTCGAATACAATCACCTTCGCGAGGGGTATTACCGGCGCACACGCCGCCATCTCGAGGAATCGGCACGGTGGGTGTGTGTGCTGGTCAATCATTTCCCCATGCGTGGGAAAAACGCCAAGACGTTGCGAGTGGAGCAACTTATCGGGTATTCACACGAGCAGCAACGAGACATCGATGCGGCTCGGAAAAAGGCCAGAGCGAAAAAAGATAAGTAGGGCATAGCCTATGGCTGCGACGGTAATTGGCGATCTGTTCGTTCGCTTGGGTGTCGATGCGACCCAGTTAACCACCGGCCTAACGGCGGCGGAAAAACGACTGGACCGCTTCGGCACCCAAATGTTTTTTCTCGGCACACGCATCACGGCGGGGATCTCGATCCCCGTCGGGTTGGCGATGGCCAAGATTGCCGAGTTTGGTGGTGGCTTCGACAAAGCCATGACCGAATCCCTGGCGATCATGCAAAACGTCTCAGAAGAGATGCGGACGGAAATGGAGCGCGTCGCCCAGGCCGTGTCCACGTCCACCAAATTTTCTTCCAAAGAAGCGGCCGAGGGGTATTACTCCTTGGCATCAGCGGGTCTGGATGCCGCCGCTTCGATGGGCGCGTTGCCCATTGCCGCCAAATTCGCCCAGGCGGGGGTGTTCGACCTGGCCAAGTCGACCGAGTTTCTGGCCGGTGCCCAAGCGTCGATGGCATCGGGGTTCACGACGTCTGCTCAGAAAGTGGAGCAGATGGCCAACATCGCGGACGTGTTGACGTTGGCCAACAACCGTGCTCTGGGCACCATCCAAGACTTTGCTGAAGCCTTGACCAACAAGGCCGGTGCCGCGTTGCGGCAGACGAATAAGTCCGTGGAAGAAGGCGTGGCCGTCCTGGCCGCGTACGCGGAACAGAATATCAAAGGCAAGTACGCCGGCCAGCAATTGTGGATGGTCATCCGCGATTTGGGCACGTATGCGCTGAAAAATTCCGCCGCGTTCAAGAAGTTTGGCATCGGCGTCTTTGACGCGTCTGGGTCGATGCGGAACATGGCCGACATTATCGCAGACGTCGAGAAGGCCACGGACAAAATGTCCGACGCGCAACGGGCGTCCATGTTTGTGCAGTTGGGCATTCCCCTGCGGTCGGTGGCGGCGACCAAAGCGTTGATCGGGTATTCGGACGAGATTCGCAATCATGAAGCCGCGTTACGTCAGGCCGGGGGCACCACCGACGAGGTGTCAAACAAACAGATGGCCTCGTTCGAGAACCGGATGAAAGCGTTGGCCCATCAGTTCCAAAATTCCGCCATCGCGTTGTTCAAGTCGTTGATTCCCGCGATTGAGAATTTCTTTATCCCCGCGATAAAGAAGGCCGCAGAAGTGGTCAACGACTTTGTTAAGGCATTCGACAAGTTACCGACACCCGTCAAGGCATTCGCCTTGGGGTTGGCGGGAATTGCGGTGGCCATTGGCCCTGTCGTGGCCGGGATCGGTTCGATGACGTTGCTGACGTCTGCTGCCGTGCGTGGTTTCCAGGTCATGGCGACCAGCATGGGCGCAGCTTCGACCGCGATTGGGTTGACGGTGGGCACGTCCTCTATGCTGACCAAATACCTGACGATGATGTCCCCGGCCGCTGCCGCGGCCGCAGCCGCCGCATATGACGCCGCCAAAGCCCAAGGCATCATGGGTGCCCACTTGAACCGTGCCGCCACCGCAGCGGCCAATGCCGCCGGATGGCAAGGCCGCATTACCAATGCTACGGTCGCCGCCAGTGTCGCCCAGGCGCAAGCCAATGGCACGTTCTTGACAGGTGTCGGCGTCATGGGGAAGTTCGGCCTTGCCGCAGCCGCCGTCGGCGCGGTCGTGTTGTCGGTAAATGCCTATACCAAGGATTGGGGTGAGACACTGAAGTGGTTCACGATCCCCGGCTTTGGATTGGCCACGATTATTTCTGACCTGAATGCAAAGCTAATCGAACACGGTGGGGTGTTAGGGGATCTGGCACGCATTGCCCGAGGCACATTCTCCATCATCATGGATGGCGGGAAAGCGGCGTTTGCCGTATTTGCAGAATATGCCAAGGCGTATATGCAGATCGTGGCCAATGCTTTTGACTCCATGGTGGATGGGATTGTCAAGGCCATGCTGACGATGGCCAAGGCGATCTCGTATATGCCGGGGGGTGAGACGGCCTCGATCATGATCGTTGGGTTGACGGCTCTTTTACCCAAACTACGTCGAGAGATTAAAGACACCGCCGACGCAATGGACCGGCTGGCGGGATTCGGCACCTACAAAGGGCCGATGGATTTTCAGAAGGATTTGTTGACCGGCGGGTTCAAGCCGTGGCAAATGCCCAAGCCCGAGCAAAATCGGTTCGCCAAAGAGACAGGCCCAGCATTCGATCCCCGCGCCTTCGGCATGCCGGATGACCCGGAGAAATTAACCGCCGCTCAGAAAGCCGCGAAAAACCTGGCCGACCAATGGCGGGAGAATTCCAAGCAAGTGCAAGCGTTCCGCGATGCGTGGGCATCCTTGACCGCCGTTGAACGTGCCGATACCCAAGTGTTGGGGCATGCATGGGAAGCGTATGACAAACTCCGGCAGTCCCAGGGTGTGCTGATTCCGCAATTCGAAAAGTTGTTCGAGAAGCAAATCGAACAGCAGGAGATTACCAAAGCCGTCACGTTCGGGTTGAACGAGTGGGGCGTGGTCTGGTCGGATGCCGCCATCAAAATGGAGGATAGTGTCGGACAAATGTATCTGGCGCTGACGAATCTTCGCGACAAAGCGTCGTTGGATGCATTTTGGAAGAAGAATGCGACCGCCGTCGAAGAAATCATGCCCTTCTACAACCAATTGGACCCCCTGTTGCGCGTCATCGTGGATCGGTACCAGGCGTGGGCATTGGCCACGGCCCGAGCGTCCGGTGCGCTCCAGGACCATCAGACCCAGGTCAGCCGGAACATTGGTGATTATCTGGCCGAGACGGCCGCAAAGTTGACGGACGCGCAATCAGAATTGACCTTGTTCTCTAAGTCATATCTGGACAAGGAATTGGTTGGGTTGAAAAAAGGCATGGCCCAACAGGAACTGGCGCGCAAACAGTCCTACAACAAACAGTTGGCTTCGTTATCAGCATTCGCGGATAACCCCGTCATGTTCGCGTATGAGATGGCGCGGTTGAAAATCGCTGACGAGAACAACAAGAAAATTTCCCAGGCGGAATATCGGCTGGGGCTGTATCGCATTGCCCAGAGCGTGGGGGTCAACAAAAAGATCATCGAAGACTTCGACCGCATGTCGGACGAGGTGATCGAGGATATCATTCGTCAGAAGGTGGCGTGGAACGACCTGTACAACACGATGTCCAAAATGGCCGAGGCCACATCCGCCGTAGGCAGCGCCTTCTCGGCGATGGGGCTGGATTCGTTGGGCACGATGCTGTCCGGGGTGGGCGCGGGACTGTCCACGTTCATGAAGGGGGCTGATACCGTCGCCAATGCCGACACCCTGGGCGAGACGATCACGGGGCTGGCCGGCATGATTGAAGGGGCGATTAAATCGTTCCAAGCGCTGCAAGACGTCGGCTCCAGGGCGTTACGGGCCGTGGGGGGTGCCCTGGCCGGGGCACAGATGGGCGCGATCATTGGGGGGCCGATAGGGGCCGGAATCGGGGCCATTGTCGGCGGCATCGCCGGGGCATTCATGGCGGATCCTGACTGGAAGATGGTGCAAAAAACGGTTAAGTATAAGTGGAACATGTCCGTCACCAAGGAATTGGCCAATCAGATTGATAAGGACGCCGAGGTGCTGGGCGGACACGTCAATGCGATGCTGATGCACTTGAACGATATCGCCAACGAGCAGGGCGGTATGTCCGCCGCGAATGTGGGCCAGTGGGCGTTCCGGTTGAAGGAAGTTTTCCCGTTGTTGGAACGCGGCATGATGGGATCGGCCCAAGCCGCGAAGACGCTGGATGCGTCGTTCGAGTCGTTGACCGCCGCCGGAACCACGACCAACGGTTTCATCGGAGACCAGATTCGGGAACTGATTCAGTTGGAACGGCGCTACGAGACGGGCAGTGCGGCCATCCGCGATTTTGTCGATGCCCAACTGGAGCTGATCTCTTCCGGATTCAACGATGTCGTCAGCGGGTCGTTCGGCTCTATCCTGCCCGAAGGGTCATTCGACGTGTCCAAATCGTTGAAGAAACAGAAGACCCTAATCGAACAGATTGGAGAGGTGGGAGAGGTCGTCGCGGAAATCAGTAAAAAGGAGATCAAGACCGAAGCCGATAAGCTGGCATTGATGGCCGCTCGCTTCCAGATGGCGCAGCTCGAAGCCAACCTCCGCCGGGAGCAATCCCGGTCCCAGGCCGCTGGCCGGCTGATGTCGGACATGGCCGGTCCCAAGGGCCAGGAATCGTTTGATCGCATGGGCCGACTGGCGCTGGTGACGTTCGATGCCATGATCGGGTCCGGCAGGACGTTCATTGAGACGTTGGACGCCATCGGGCCGTCACTGGACCTGTTGTCGGCCGCGCAGGACACGTTCGGGTTCGCGTCGTCTGAAGCATTTCAACAGTTGTTGAAGTTCCGCGACTTCTCGGTGGCGAATCCGGAATTGGTCGCGGAGTTGTCCGGGTTGCAAAACATGATGCGCGGGTTGACGAACCTGGGCTTCATTACGCAGGAGTCGTTCTCGGACCTGGGGGCGGAAGCAACCAGCGTGTTCGAGCGCATGGTGGCGCAAGGGTTGACCAGCGACGAAGCGCTGCAGATGATGCAACCGACGTTGCAGATGCTGTGGCAGTTGGAGGAGAAATTCGGGTATACCGCAGACGAGGCCACACAAGCCTTGATTGACCAAGCCGAAGCGAATGGCATGGTCGGTGAGGCGTTCATGTCCGCGAATGACCGGATGATTCTGGGCATCGACCGGCTGATTGACCGATTTGACGCGTTCCTGACGCACCTGGGCATCAAAATCCCCAACGCGGCGAATGACGCAGCTACGGCTATCAACGATGCTGGCGCGAACGTCGATCCGTGGACCGTCGATGTCAACTACCGCGATTCTGGGTATCCCGGTCCCCGGGACGGCGAACCGGAGCCGGTGCCGTTTGCGGAAGGCGGGATTCTTCGTAAACCGATTCTGGCCGGCGAAGCCGGACCCGAAGCCATTATCCCCTTGGACCGGCTGTTCGATGAACTCCGGACACAACAAAAAGCCGACGAGAGTAGCGGGTACATGCCGGTGTCCGTGCAGATAGACGGCGACACCATCATCAAGACGTTCGTGCGCGTGGCCAAACGGAACGGCTGGGCAAACTGACATGGCGGTCTATGATCTGAAAATTAACGGCACGTCCTACAACGCGCTGTACGAGACAATGAACGTCAAGTGGAACGCCAACGGGCGGGACGTGTTGACGTGTGATCTGTTGAATACGCCTAACTTCCGTCCCCCGCGAGGGGCGACCGTCAAGCTGTACGAAGACGCCGTGATGATTTTTGAAGGCATGATCGATGTGCCTCGTGAACAAGGATTTGGCGGGATCGGATGGGCATTGATTGCACCCCAGGTATCCGCCGTCAGTAACGACGCCTATGCCGACCGCCGGTTCGTGTTCCTGACGTTTCCGACCCAATCATTGAAGGCATGTTTGCTCCAGTTGGAACCGTACCTGACGCCTTACGGCATTACGTTAGATGCCGGGCAAGTCACGGGACCGACGATAGTCGGGTTTGCGGTAGATGGCGATTCGTTGTCAGAAGTATTGAACACGTTGTCGGAATCGTCCGGCGGATACGTCTGGGACGTGTTGCCTGGCATGACATTCAAGATGTTCCAACCCGGGGGCACGGCCGCGCCGTTCAACATTGCCGCTGATGGGGACGGCAAGGCCATTGGCGATATCACCGTAGAAGAACCAGACAGCGATTACGCCAACCGGATTATTCTGCGATTCTCGGCTTCGGCGCGTCGCGCGTACGCGTTTTTGGAACCGGCGACGAATTTCATAGACGGCGACGAGATTGAAATCGGCACGCAAACATACACTTTCCAGGCCACGTTGACTGATAGCTCCGGTAACGTGCAACTGGGGGGATCCATTGATGCCAGTCTGAACAATCTGATTGCGGCTATTAACGGGGATCCTGGAGGGTCCGGTAGTGCATATGCGGCTTCAACCCCGAAGAACAACAAAGCTGAAGCGTATCTTCGGTTCTCTGGATGGCTGACCGCTCAAGCCATCGAACCGGGAGATGATGGTAACAGCATTGATGTTGGCTCGACGAAGATTGATGCGGGATGGTTCGGAGAGGGCGATATCCCCATCGCTACGATGCAGAATGGTGAAGATGAGTCCCTCACCAATAAAGTCTATGCCAATGATCTGGCCGAGCAAGCCAATCCTCCTGCGGGTCGCGGTATTTGGGAGCGTGTCATCGACAAACCCACGGTCTTCGATTACGGGTTGGCCCAGATGTGGGCTGACGCGCATTTGGAGAAGGCACTGGCCGTGCCGAAGCAGGTGGTTTACACCACGAAAGAGAAACTTATCTATCCAGGCCAGACGCAATCCATTAATTCTTCATTCCGCAATTTGTCGGGCACATTCATCGTGACCGAAGTAACTGGCAAGATGGTCACGGATTCCGAGATGTGGCGTACCGTGTCAGCCAGTGGCGGCGTCAAGTTACCAAAGCTGTGGACAGAGACGGCCAAAGAAATTTTCAAACGGGGGAGCGGCGGGAATAGCAGTAATGGCGGCATCTTGGTTGTCACCACGGGCGGGGGCGGCGGAACTGCTGTGGTCAATGTCGGGCAATTCACGCTGGGCGGCTCGCGGGATACGTCACGGGTGACGGGTGCCGGTGTAAAAATGCCAGCGGTAAACGCGAACCGCTTCCATGCCACGACTTCATTTACCGCAATGGTCTATGCCGAAATTCGATCCCGGTCATCTGGGGTCATCACCAAGGCATGGCTGTACGACGAGACGGCGACGTCTTACATCTCGTTAGGGCAACAAACGGGTACTTCTGCGGTCGAAATTCCGACGTCTGTTGGCATTATTGCAGGACATAATTATGTGCTGTATCTTGAAGTCGATACAGCGAATGAAGGTGGATTTGTTACAGCCGTCTTGGCTGGGTAAGGAGATACACATGTTTCGGATACTGATATTACTGATGCTGGTTTTACTGTGTGGGGCGCGAGTGTCTGCACAGACGGACGAAATCTCCCCGCTCCGGATTTACTTGGGCACGGCGGCATGTGAAATATACCAGGGCAGCGGCACGCCTTCCGGCCATGCAACATGTGCGTTCTACATTGATTCTGCGACCGGCGATGTCTGGTCAAAGAATAATTCGGGCGTATGGAAGAAAATCAACACCTACGGCACGGTCACCAGTGTTGGATTAACCGTTCCATCTGAGTTTTCGGTCAGCGGTTCTCCCGTCACAACTAGCGGCACGTTGGCCCTGTCTTGGGCCAGCCCCGTGACCGTGCCCCACGGCGGCACGGGCTTAGGCACGCTGACGACGAACGGCGTCCTGTTCGGCAACGGAACGAGCGCGGCGGGGGTCACGAGCGCCGGTGCCTCAAACTCCGTTCTTGCAGCTAGTGGCGGCAATCCGTTCTTCACCCCGACTCCAACCGTAACGAGCCTCGCTGCGACGACGAGCCTTACGACGCCGCTCATCACGACGTCCAGCGGCGACCTCACGATCACGCCTGTTGGCGTGCTGTCTTTGAACCCCACTGGCGGCACCGTGACCGTTCCGAGTGGGAAGGTGCTCGCTACGACCTATGCGAGCGGCTGGAGCGGAAGCGGCTACACGCTCAACAACGACAGCAGCTTCGCCAGCCAATCGTTCCTTGAAGTGGATCGGCTGTCGGTGCGCGGCATCTTCAACGTCTACGAACTGCTCGTCCACCAGATTCGGGCCACGAACGGTTCAATCTTCGTAGCGAACACCGGGACCGTAAAGGCGGTGACCGGAGGGATCGCTCGTGTCAGTGGGGTGCGAGGTGGCGACGTCGCATCCGGCTCAACTATCACCGCTCCGGCGCAGGTACACACCACCGGCAATCTGGTCACCATCGGGGTGATCTTCCCAGTCGCTGCGTCGGTATCAAGTTGCGGAGATACCGCCGGGAACACCTACACGCAAGCTGGCAGCACGCTGACGGCGTTTGGCGGCAGCGACAAAATTGCACTCTACTACGCCTGGAACATTACCGGGCACGCCGCGAACGTGGTGAGTTGTGCTCTGACCACGCCGGTCATTTACCGCATCTTCGCGGTGGAAGAGTTCAGCGGCGTCCAGACGAGTAGTGATCCATTCAGTGGCTTCGCTAGTCAGGCGACCACCGGCGTCTCAATCACCTCGGGCACCGTCACAGTCACGGCCCCATCAGAAGTTATCATTGCAGTTGGTGGTGGATTCGCAGAGCCTGTGATTCCGGGTGCAGGTTTTACCGGCCAGTCCTTTCCCATCATAGGCGACCCCGGCTACTGGTATTTCAACGAGTACAAGATAGTCACCGCGAGCGAGGCAGCCACGGCCACACAGCAGTCCGCCGTGGTGTACGGCATCGTAGCCGCGTCCTTCAAGGCAGCGACGGTGGCGTCCTACGTTATCGAGACGGAGTCCTCGCACGGCTTCGCTGTCAACGACCTGATTCGCGCGCAGCGATTCACCGGCACCAGCACGTACCAGTCCGACATGACCGTCACCGCCGTGGCGGACACGACGCACTTCACGGCCACGCTGCGCTCGACCTACAGCCCACCGCAGGCTGGCATGGACTTCGTGCGCCTCGGCTCGACTTCGGATACCTCGCGTCAGGGCTCGATCTACCTCACCGCCGACGACACCAACGCGCCATACATCAACGTGCTTGGGGGCGTGGCGTCCTTCACCGATTGGGGTTCTAGCGCGAAGACCCGCATCCGCATGGGGAACCTCAACGGTTCTTACGGCTATGTGGCGGACACCTACGGACTGGCGGTCGGTGACGCCGCGAACGCCTGGATCAAGATCGACCCGACGAACGGCGTCCGCATTGGTCACAACACGACAACTTTCGCACAGGTCACGGCGGCGGGTGCGGCGACCTTTACCGGGAGCGTTACTGTCACCGGTGGCAACGCAGCGAAGACCGATCTGACGAACGTCACTGGCAACTATGCAACATCCTCAAGCGCTGGTGGCCCAGCGATCAGCGCAGCCATTACCAGTGGGTGGCTTGGAGACTCTTCGAACGACGTGACGATCACGAACCTCGGGATCGACGTCGGTAACACCGGAGCGATCAGGGGCGGGCAGAGCGGCTACAACACCGGCACGGGCTGGTTCCTCGGCTACAGCAGCGGCTACAAATTTTCGATTGGAAATCCGTCTGCTGATTATCTGACGTGGGACGGTAACAATATCGCCTTAGTCAGTTCGTCCCTGACGATCAACTCCAGCGGTATTTCACTACTGCCATTCAGCTCGGCAGGATGGGCCAACACGACGTCCTACTCGTGGTCTGGAGCCACACGAAATCACGGACTCTTTGGCTACGACGCGGGAAGTGGCAGCACTATGGCCATCGACATTCGGTCAGAGTGGACGGGTGCTGATGGCGGTCGGTTTCCGGAGGTCAACATTGGAGCCTTCAATACGCCGACCGGAGGTGGTCTCACCCAAGACTACGTCCAGATAAACCTTCACGCGACTCTGGGACGTGTCTACATGTACTCCATGATCAACGACGTGAACTTTAACTTGATGTCGCTCAGTACGACAGGATTAGAATTATACTGGCCCTTCCATCAGGACAGCGGGCAGTACATTTATCCCGGCCCGCAGACCGGTTCCGGTCTTGGTAGCTTCCAGACTTCTTACTACCTCGCCTCCCACGCTACCTACGGCCTCTATACGAACACCGGCCTCGGTACGGTTGGAAGCGTCTACATCGGTTCCGGCGCGAGGTTCTCCTTTACCGGAGACTCCGACACGTACATGGACAACGATTCTTCTAACCGTCTTCGCTTCGGAGCAGGAGACGTTCGCTTCTTCTGGGACGGCACGCAACTATTCCCCGAAAACAACGGCACGAAGAACCTCGGCGTCACGGCGAACTTCCGCTGGAACACGATCTACCTCATAAACGCACCTGCTGTAGAGTCCGACGAGCGTGAGAAGACGGGAATCATCGACACCCCATACGGTTCCGACTTCATTCTCAATTTACGGCCTGTGGAATTTTCATGGAAGCGGCCGGAGTGGGGCAAGGATCGTTACCAAGGATTTCTCGCTCAGGATGTGGCAAAGCTCGCGCCGAAGTTCACCGGCATCGCGTGGGGTGAGGATGGTGTGGCAAGTGGTCTAAGCTACGAGGCGTTCATCGCGCCAATGGTAAAAACGATTCAGGAATTGGAAGCAAGGATTCGGGAAATTGAGAATCAATTAAAAGTGATCAAAAACCCCAACAAACACTGACGACCAGAAAATTCGTTGCCTTCAATGGGGGTGCGGGGCGACAATACCTGTGTCGGGCGAGCGCAACCATATACACGGTTTGAATAGGAGAAACAATATGTCACGGTGGAATGCTCGAATGTTCGTCATCGGTTTTGTCCTAGCGGGAACGGCGGTCTCCTCCCAGGATCAGAAACCCGCACCCAAGACCGAGGATGTCCCGGTCGTTTCCGAGCAAGACAAACGGGTGTTGCAGCAGTTACAAGTTGTAGGAGATGGCTTTTCCATGTCCATCGGCGTGCTGCAAGAAAAACTGGATAGCGTTAACGCCGAAAAAATGCGTCAAATCACTCGCATCACAGCGGCGCATCCGGGCTACGAATTGACTCCCCAGTTGACGTTCGTCAAAAAGAAATAACATCTCGAGAGAAGAATCATGGACGAGCTGATTTCATTGGGCAGCAAGTTAGCCGGGGCAGGCTTTGCCACGCTGCTCTTTATCATTCTCGTCGGCAGTAGGCTGCGTATCTGGCGATGGCAACAAGACTTTGTTGATTTGGAGAGTCAACATGTCAAGGATTTGGAGCGAGAGGTACGAGAGTGTAGACGACTAGAAGAGGAGCGTGACTGGTGGAGAGCACAGTGCATGACCGGACTTGGAATCGCCGAAACCCAAGCCACGGTTCTTCGCGTCAAAGCAAGCAAGGAGCATCGGAAGTCGGAATCCTCCGACGACTGACGAACACAGCCATGCTATTACGCCTATGGCGGTTCATTATGCGGAGACCCAGTGAAATTCACGAGCGGCGTTTGTCTACCGTGGCGGAGCGGGACGCCTACGATGCCCAGCGGGAGACGGCTCGGACCGACACGGCCCACGAACGCGTGGAAGTTACGCGTCAATTGAAAGCCTTGAAAGACGAAGCCGAATTCTGGGCCAAACGGGAGCTGAAACTATGATGGCGTTCACTATCGGTGTTGCGTCAGGCATCGAGATATTGCAGTTCGTGGTAGCGATTATCGGGTTCGCGCTGGAAGTATGGCGCTTGTTCATCGTCGTGGATACGGCATTGGAGGTGGTCGATGCGCCCCCAGAAGACCCGTTGCGATTGATTGCCAAGATTACCGTGCGAGCCCAGATGAACCGAGTGGGCGCATTGGGCCTGTTGGTCGTGATGGGATTGATTAGTGTGCTGATGCCGCCGCCGCCATGGGAAATGCACCTCCACTCTGAACAGGCATCATTGATTCGCATCGGGTTGATGATGCTGACATTGTGGTTAGCGATGGACGCGGCTGTCGATCAACGCCAGCGACATGACTACAAGAATAAAGTCGATAAAGCGTTGAAGGATAAAGAAGTACACGAGGTGGCCATAATCGTCAACGGCAAGACCACCGCTCGAGGTACGATGGCGATGGACGCGCCCACAGGGTCGGAGTCAAAATCGTGAACGCTTTCGAGATCATCGAACTGATCCTGCTGCACGAGGGCAGCATCTACACCGACGATCCGGCGGATGCCGGGGGGCCGACACGCTGGGGCGTGACGATGCCCGTGCTGGCGCAGTATCGACGCGTGCCGGTCACATCCATCACGGCCCGGGATATCCAAACCCTGACCCGGAAGGAAGCGTTTGAAGTCTACCGGTTCTTGTTTGTGAAGCCGTTTGACCTGCTTCCGGATTCGACATTGAAAGTCAACGCGATTGACATGGGCGTCAACGCCGGAGTTGCCACGTCCGTTCGTCTGCTCCAGGAAACGGTCGGCGCTCGGGTGGATGGGCTCCTGGGTCGAGAGACGGTGGGGTTGACCAGTCAACGGGAGTGGAATCCGGTCTTCGTGGGCGTCCGCGTGGCGTATTACGAGAACCTGATTCAACGTCGCCCTGTCAACATCAAGTGGCGGAACGGGTGGCGGAATCGCGCCTTGTATTTCTTGAATCCATCCGTGTTGTGGTCCGCACGGCCGCTGACCATGCCCGAGCGCAGTGGGCAGCCACGATTTGGATTCACGGGTAAAGCCTACGCAGCATAAGGAGTGCATCATGTTTGAAGATCGTGGATTTGGACGACTCGCAAAACCGGACGTGCGCGATTACGCCTACCCCATGCGAGCCGTGTTACGCCCCGCGCCCCTCCCGACCAATCGTTACTATCAGACCGGCCCTCTTCTGCCGATGGATCAGGGTGGCACCGGCACCTGCGTCGCGCATGCCTGGGTCGCATTTCTGTGTGCGGCATTGATGATGTCCAAGACGCCGCCCAACGTCTATGACACGTATCGGAAGATCGTCGCCATCGACGAATGGACCGAGAACGATCACGAAGCCACGGCCACCGACATCAGCGTACTGCAATCGGGCACGTCCATCCGTGCCGGGGCCAAGCATTTTCAAGATGCCGGGCATTTGAAGTCGTACCTGTGGACGCGTTCCGCTGACGAGGCCGCGACGTGGCTGTTGACGGGCCGGGGCACGCTGGTCATGGGCACGAACTGGTACTGGGACATGAGCAACCCGACCGTTGCGGGACTGGTCAACATTGGCGGCGGACTGGCCGGCGGACACGCGTATTTGTGCATTGGCTATAACCGCACGACGAAGATGTTTCGATTCCTGAACTCGTGGGGCCGTGCTTTCGGGCAGCAGGGCCGGTTCTGGATGCGGCATGTGGACATGCAGCGCCTGATTGAAGAAGATGGCGAGTGCTGTGCCGCCGTTGAGCAGTTGATTCCCCCCGTTCGATAGGAGATCGTCATGCCACATATCGAGCCGGAATCGTTAGATGCCGCGCACGGGGTGGGCGGCGGCTATGCCTCTATCAACAACGCGGCCTTTGGCATTGGGGGTGTCGGCGGATGGGCGGATCGTAACTACGTGGCATTCGCCAATGGGCAGGACAACTGGATTGTCTCGCTTTACAATCGCGTGCTGGGGACGGTGGCCCGGGTGCCGTTTCCCGGGGGCGTGATGCTGGCCACGCCGCCACCCGTACGCCGGATGTTCACGCGCTCATTCAAGCGGTCGATGTCCTATACCCCCGCCAATCTGATCTTCGCTGGTGGGGGTCATGTCTCGGCCTGGCTGTCGGGATCCGGGCTGTTCTCTACAACGGACATGCGCGATCCAGACGCGGGATTGCTGGGCATGGGGCCGGATGCGTCCGTCGCGTTCAAGCCGTCCTACCATGCGGATGGGCCGTCCCGGGTGCGAGAGGTGAACGGCGACCTGTGGACGTTGACGGCGGGACATGCCTCGGCCTTGCAATTGCTGGGGGGCCAACGCGCCATCTGGATGGAAGGGTCCATGATTCGCGTTCACAACTTGCCGCCGCCATCCTACTACAGCGCCGGAGGCGTCTGGGCGGCACGCGCCGTGTTCGTCAACAACGAATGGTGGGTCTGCTATTACTCGGGCACGAAGGGCATCGTGCTGCACCCGTTCGCCTCGGCCGAACGCGCCTATTCGATTCTTCCCCAGGGAGACGGGTGGCATGCCATCGCCGCCGCAGGGCCATCCACGGTGCGCGTGGTTGTCTCCAAAACAGAGGGTGAAGGCCCGGGCGATATCTGGGGCTATGACATCGATGTGCGAACGGGCGTCGGCATGCCGCTGCCGTATGGCATCAATGCCGCCGTCAGGCAGTTCCCGTTCCTATTGATGTCGGAGATTAATCCTCCCGCGCCGGTGCCGATTCCGGTGTTCAACTTTAACTATCCGGTCATGACCGTCCCGTTCAAAGATCCCGAGGTCGCAGCCGGGACGCTGTATCGGATGGATGACAACAGCCTGGGGATTTACGTCGAGCGTCCAGACGCCATCCCGGGAGCCATTGACCAGGCCGAGCAATACGGCATGCGCGTCCTGTGCGGCCATGATGCGCCGGATGTCTGGATTCCTCCGGCATCGTTGCGGCCGTGGGACGTACCGTGCATCGAGCTGTATCGGTTGAAGTCCGAAACCCTGTTGAGTAGTGTGGACCGCTGGCACACGAACGCGTTAACACTGCTTCGTACGTGGCCGGGGGACATCGGCGTCATCCCCATGTTCTACTGCCAGGGAGGGGTGCCGGGGGGTACGCCGCCGGAACTGTGGACCGTGGCCGAGGTGTTGGACGCTCTGTGGCGGGTGTCAGACATCGTGAACATGTCGCCTCGAATCAAGATTGTCGCGCCGTTCGCGTACCAACGCGGGAACGGCATTACCGCTCACCCAGAATTGATGGACGCGTTCGAGAATTTGAAAGCCGCCTCGCACGTGTCCGTGGACCTGATGCCTATCGATCCAGCTGGGCCAGTCGAGCCGCCCGACCCAGTTGACCCGCCGCCGACACCAGACACCTTTCCACTCATTACTCCAATTGAGGTAACTATGATTCCTTGCACCGTCGCCGTGTTGGGGCCGAATGGCCTGTACGGATCCGTGGACCCGTCCACCAAGAAATTGACCTTCGAACATCTGGAGGTGAAAGGCAACTGGGAGATGTTTACGTTGGAGAAACCCGATGACCAGGGCCGGTTGCAACTGACGTCGCAGTCGGTGCCCAGCCTGATGATCGGCGTCGATGTGACCCAGTACGGGAGCAACGATGTCCGCAAGCTGTTCTACATGACGCCTGTGGTGGACCCGCGTGGCAATTACGAATCGTACTTCGTCGGCCGCACGCCCAACAAGTTGATCGTAGCCATGATCGAGTACATTCATCAGGGCGTCCGGACCACGCCGTATGCGTCGCCCAACCTGACGGTGATTGAACTGTGAGCCTCTACGATGACGTGCCGCTGATCGTGCCGTACGGCGGAAGCAGCGGTGGCGGGTCCATCAGTGGATTTGTCCGTGTCGAGGATGGACGCTTCCGCAATGATGCGGGATGGCTGGGGGTCCGTGCGCTGACCGAATTCTCCATGCCGTATCTGTGTTCCATCAACCGGCATGATGAGGTCGCACGGCGGTTGGACCGTGCCGTGGCCACACGGCGGAACTGTGTCCGCTATCTGTTGATGGCCAAATACTTGTTCTCGTTTACGCCGGGTCAGTTCAATTACTGGCAATCGATTGAACGCGCTGTGGACATGGCCAATGACCGGGGGCTATATGTCGAGGGGTGCTTGTTTGCCGACGCCCAAGAATTACTTCCCTTCCACCATGACCGTGTGGCCCTGGTCCGGGAGTATGCTGGGTGGTGCAGTGACCGCCCAGGCGTTATTCCCCAGTTGGCCAACGAACCGTTCAAGAACGGATGGGAGTCCGCCACGGACCCCAAGCTGTTGGAGTTGGCCCGTGAATTCGCGGCCATTTACAAGTCACGGCAATTCTCGGTCGGGGATCCGGTGGACTTCGTGACCAGTGAGTCGGAGGGCCAACCGTTGCGTGGGGAGTTGAACACGCTGGCACGCACGTCGGACATGCTGGTGCTGCACGGGGACCGCCATCATGACCCTGCGCGCTATGCACGGTGGGTGGACCATCTGAAAGGATTCACTGACTTCCGTGACGATCCGACCATCCGGCGCTGTGGCCTGTGGCATGATGAGCCGATGGGCATGGCCTCGGTATTCGTGCCGGGGCGACGGGACAACAGAGCCGAGGCACTGGTGGCAGCGGCGGCATGCACGGCCATCTTCCAGATGGCGTTCACCACGCATTACATCAGCGAACAGGATGACCTGATCCCCGGGTTAGAGGAGTCGGCGTTCGTGGCGGACATTCCACACGGCCCTGACTGGCAATATATCAATGCTGGCGTGGCCCACTCGCCCGTCACGGGGTTTGATGGATTCGAGAAAGTGCGGCCCTGCACGAACGGACGTGAGGCGTGGGCGTGTGCCTACGGGCATCACAAGGGGACGATCCGGTGGGCGGATGGCTTCACGCCCACACGCGTCTTCAACGGCGCGAACGTCGAAGTCTGGCGAGCCACTAAATAGGAGAAAAACGTGAATCGATTGTTCAACGAACCAGTGCTCATCGGCGCGGCCATTCGTGCCGTCATCTACGCCGGGATTCAATTCGGGTGGAAAATCTCCATCGATCAACTCGGGGCTCTCATGATCGCGGTGGAGGCGGTGCTCGCGGTTGTGACACGCGCACTCGTGACGCCGAATCAACTGGCGGAGGCCCGGGTTGCGGAAGGCCTCAGCCCGACACAGCCTCGCGATGCGACGGGCGGTCCCCCCAAGATGCCCGTGATTCTGTTGGCGATGGCGTTATCCGGGGCGTTCCTGGTGTCGGCATGCGCGGCCAAGACCACGCGCCTGCAGACGATGCAGGTGTCGCACGACAGCCTGGCACTGGCCCAGGATTTGGAAGCCCAAATCTGCTGGGGTGTGGGCAGCGTGAAGGACTCGGTCCCCAATCGGTCTGAATGCTCGACCCCGTTGGCCCAGAAGATTGGGCTGACCCCGGGCCGTCACCAGGCGATTAACTTGCGTCTGGCGCAAGCGTTCACGTTGCATGCGACGCTGACCAATCAGATGAAGACCGGCATCAATCCGGACTTGTCGGAATTGGCGTCGCTGATCGAAACCATCCTGTCCGAATTGAAGGGGCTGCAACAGGTGCCCGAAGTCGTGCGCCTGACGGCCACTGTCCAGAAAGCGAAGGTGCAGTAACATGAACCCACAGGCCATTACCGCTTGGATCATGGTCGCTCAGACCCTGGCCGGCATCGGCGTCGATATTGCTACGAAATTGAAGGCCATGTTCCGCGTGACCAACCCGTCCATGACCGACGAAGAAATGGACGCCGCCTTTGACATCATCATCGAGGATGATCGGGTCCGGGCGGCACTGGCCGCGGCCGCATCGCGCCCGTCCAACGAATCGTAGTCCCAACCGCCCCGGGTGCCGTCCGGTGCCCGGGGAACCCCCGCACATCGAAACTAAGGGCCTTTAAGGGGCCATTTACGCGTCCCCGTGGGACGTTCCCCCATGTACGGCCGTTTTGGGCGGGTTGGGTATGGTCGGACCCCCCAAAATCGCTTAGAAACGAAACTAAGGGGCTTTTTGCGGTGGTTTGGGGATCCGGTTCGGGCCAATATGGGGACGGGCGGGGCCGGGAGGGTCGAGGGTTCAGTCCCGACCGTCCCAGCGGGGTAGCGGATAATGTGTGAGGGTATTGCGCCCGTCCCGGCAACAGGGACGACAGAAATGGGCGCAGGGGAGATTTAGGCTTTCATTTTGAACGAGATCACGCGGCCGGATGACGACGCATGCAAGAAATCCCCCGGCTGGATTCGACCACCGGCTTGTAACTCCACAATGTCGCCGTGTGACCGCATCAGGTCGCCCGTGATCATTTGCACGTTGATGCTGTCCCCTTTATCACCGGCGTCCAGTGCAATGCCGACGACGGTGCCCTCATGTAATTCTCCGTTATGTGCAACTGTCATCCGCTCCCCCAGTTTGGGGGTGTGTGGATTGGGCCATTCGACAGCTTCGTTCAACAGAGGAGCAAGTTCCGGCGTAGCTGTCGGCTTCACCAATCCGGCTCCCACGGCAGCGGCAATACTCCCCAGAAATCCACGACGATTCATGGCCACCCCCATCCCAAATGCAGTGTCAACACAACCAGTCCCGCTCGAAGCAACCAACGGAACACGCGTTTCTTTCCCGTCATGTTGCCTTTCACGCCCAGCCATTTCCAGATGTGTTCGCTTAACGTGGTGACGCCGCCCTTCCGCGCCGCCAGCAATTCGATGATGACAAACGACACCAACCAGATAATCCACAGCCAGGCCCAGATGCTGAACACGGCGGCGTCTTGAATAATGTGTCCTTCGCAATCAGGATGCATCATGACTTCTTATCTCCTCTGGGGTGGGCCTCCGGCTCGTCAGGGGGTGCAACACGTAGCGTCCTGACGAGTTGCGTGACTTCTTCGAGCACTATGCGTGCTGACTCGCCACCGTGGATCGCCAACCACCCGCGCAGGATGGCGTATCCCGGCTTCTGTATCTCCGCTTCTACGCAATCGAGTAGGGGCGGCTCGTCAGGGGGCGGGGAGGCCAACGCCTGACGCTTGACGTTCGCAGCGAATGCCCTAAGCCATGAGCGCAGATGATCGCGGCCGGTAGGCATCAACGGACGGCCAAGTTGATACTCCAACTCGTCCATCCAGAAATCCTCGTTGCGTACGCCGGCAGGGGGTGCCGCGCAGTCGGCACACCACGCTTCTAGTCCGTGATTGCACGGGACACGCGACGGGGGCGGCTCGTCAGGGGGTGCTCCGAGATGCGACGGCGTGCCGAGATGCGTCGGGCATTCACCATCTACACACGCTCGGCAGGGAGGCTCGTCAGGGGCGGGCCTCCTACGAGGAATCGGTCGTCCATTTCCGGCAGCTTGTTGAAGTTCATGGCTACGAACACTCAAGGCTTCACGGCGCTCAGCCTCATTTTGGGGCGGCTCGTCAGGGGGCGCGGGAGCGGATCGCATTACCGCCGACAGAATCAGCGTGGCCTCGTTCTCCTCAATCGCTTTCGCCGCGTTCTGTAAGGCTCGCCATGGCGCCGCCGCCGCTGTATTTACGCCATCGGCTGGTGATGAATAGAACCCACGCACGAATGCAGCGGCTCGACGGACAATAGCCTGTGCCTCTACCGATTTGACAGGAGGCGAGGAGGCGAGTAAAGTCACCGCCCCCACAATACGCGGAAGACAGCTTCCACACGCACCATCTGGCCGATGGGGGCACCGCTTGCGTTCGGTGATGTTCGCCATAATAGCCGTCGCCTCTACGATCCGCTGAGAGACGGGGCGATCCTGTTCATTCATTTTTTTCTCCGCTTTACAATCCGAATGGACATGCGGACGGGCCGCGTCAATTCCTCATCCGTTTTATACAGTCCCGCCTTCTTGATGATCTCCCGAATGTAATCCGATAGTGTCCAGGCCGTCGCATTGCCGTGATGCGGTCCTGTTTTCGTAACAACACGCTTGGCGATATCCAGAATCGTCAGATCCTGCATGATGCGCCCGACCGTGGCCACGGGATACCGTGACTTTGCATGAATGTCTGCCGTCGTCATGGTATCGCTGGCCGTGGGACACGTCAACAGGATGTGTCGCAAGATATCTTCCGTCCGCTGGGGAATCGTATCCAGCATCACCTTTTTCGCGAGCCGATATTCTTCTTTCCCAACGACGGTGCGTTGCCGGACGAGCGCGAGCGATTGGACGAGTTTCGCGAGTTGTTTACCGAGTCGGCTTCCGACTTCAGCACTTGGGCGAGACGTGATGATGTCGTTTCGGTAAGTGTCGCGAGTGACTGTGCCACGCATGCGAGCCCCGAAACGCGCAAGTGCAATGATTTGCGTTCGGATGGCATCGGGGATCG